CTGCGCTGTCATAAGCAATTGAATAGCTGTGACCTACTTGGTCAAGAAAGTGAGTAGCAAGTACAAGTGCGGCGTAACTTTCGCACCAAAAAATATACTCATGCTTAAAATTCATTTCTTGGTCAAAGCGAAATTCCTGTACTTCCCAGTTCTGACCTTTGAACTCCATTTGACTTTCTGTCAATCTTTCAAAGTCAAGTGGGTTAAGTTGTACATTAGATAGATTTCTTGCATGCTTGGTTTTCATTTGAAGCCTTTCCGTTACACCAAGTTCCGTTAACTTGGATAAGAAAAGCATGAGGCTTACAACTGACATTTACAACCCTAGTCTTGGGCGTGTTCTATAACGCTTTTGTTACAATAGCCCCAGTTCATCAAAGGCGTCAATCTGTTCGTCAATATCTCTAGGCTCGTAATCGGTTTGCCTACCCATAGACTTTGCCCTCTACTATGAAGCTGCCATCTTTTTCAATCGGCACAAATACAGGCGCAACTTTTTTGTTTTGTACATACAAAATGCCAAATCCTTGCTGCCAGTTGCCGCTGCCACCTTTTAGGTATTTTGCAGAGGAAAACGACATTAAATTTCCAACTTCAAGACCAAACAAGGTATGCCCTATTTTGCCCCCTGACGAGGCTGTAACAGAGGCTAAACCCCCGCGATGAGTATGCCCACACACCACGCTTTTACCATGCCTTATAGCCAATCCTAGGGCTGTTTGACCACCCTTTTGAGATACCTGCCCCTCGTCGCCATGAAGGATAATCCAGTTGGGCGCAATCGGCATAGGTTCACGCCAAAATTTAATTCCTAGTTCAGGCAAGCCAAGCCAATTTTCAAACTTTAATTCTGGTAATGAGGCAAAGGCTGGCAACCTAGTTTTGATTGAATTCCATAATCGGTCAGTATGGTTTGACCTGACCATATCTGTTACCTGTAAGTCGTAGAGGACTTGCTTAGTAACTTGGCGATCTCGGTCAAGTGTTCCAGCAAATTCACCCGCCAAACCGCGTTCCCATTTACTGAGCTGCGGGAGGTCAATTTCATCTCCGACCGTTGCAACTTGTTGCGGCTTCCATTTAGCAATAAATCGTACAAGGTTTCTAGTTGCAATTGGGTCATGATAAGGAATTTGTAAGTCGGAAATCAGGACGATTCGCTTAATTTATTCGTCCTCGTCAAAATCGTCTAATGGGTTTTTAATTGGGTCTGTTGTGTCAACAATCCAATCAGGATAACTAGACCTATCCATTGCAAACGCTAGAGCTGTGCCTTCGTCCATGTTTGCTTTTCGGCATGCCATATAAACTTCGTTGGCTGCAATTGCCCAATAATCTAGCTTAGTAAGAACAGGCTCTTTAGTTGTCCTGCGTCTTTTAGCAACTTTCTTTTTAGGTTTGCGCTTTGTTGCCATAGGTTTATTTTACTTCCTAGTCATGACAATAAACAGTTCATCAATGCGATCTGAAAGGCGTGTTGTTTCCTGTTGTAATGAGGTCAACTGGTCTTTCATGCTTGAGCCGCCATTGGGGCGAAGCTCGTTCAGCCAACCTTTTACTAGCCAGCGTAAGCCAGCCAGCACTCCAATTAATGTGGTGGTAATTCCAGCAGCAAAGCCAGCCCACTCAAGGGCTGACATTACTCTTTACTGCCTATACCAAAATCATCATCAGCTTTATCTAAAGCTTTAACAGCAGGGTGAGCGAGGGCGGCAAGAATAACTGACACCGTTGGGTCAAAACCAAGTTCATTGCTTGCAATAAATGTTAAAAACGAAACAAGAACTCCTTTAAAATATGCTTTTAATATTGCTTTTTGCTTATTAGTTATTTTCATTACTTGCCCCCTAGCAGTGGTATATCAAAAAATTTAGAATTATGATCTTGGTCTTTGCGGAAAGAAAGGTGGAGATGGTGGTTATGCGGGTTGTATCCGCGATAGCGACGCCACTTGTAATTTAGAATTGGCGAAGCAATCATGCCTAAATGAATTACATAATGAATACGTCCATGACGTTTAGCGTAGAGTCTAATCTGATCTGCCAAATATGCTGAAGCTCGTTTGTCGTCAGAAAGGCGAGCGTCAATGTCAATTGCTCTAACAACAAAATTGGCTGACGCGTCGGGTATGTGATCGCTTTTACCTCTGCGTTGGTGATTACCGTCAGCAATCCACCCATCACTTTTGCGCTGGCGATCTCCGTAAGAATCATCTATTTGATTGCGTAATTGAGCAGCCGCTTTTGATAACCATGGTTTCATTTAGACACAATTCCTCAAGATTATGCTAGGAGTAATTTAGCCTCGTCAGCGGTTATGCCTAAACGCTCAAGTAGTGCAGCCTTAGCCTGAGCCTTTGCTTCGGCTTCGGCTTTTCTTGTTTGGGCTTCGGCTACATCAATTTGATACTGAGCAAACTCAGCAGCGTTCATTTCTCTGTCAATAACTTCATTTGTTTGTGTGTTATGTATTCTAACAATTGGATTACTCATTATTTTACTCCATACACTAGAACTGTGCCTGATGAAAGATTGCCTGAACTCATAAAAAATTCTAAAGATGAAATTGCGTTGTTAGTGTTAATCCCACCACCAGCCATTATTTGAGCAATAGGCGCACCCGATTGATTACTTTGAAAAAGTCCAGTAAATGCAAATGCTTTTCTTTTATCGGTAGCAGCATATTCAGAAATTCTCAATGTCCAAGAATTAACAGTTGTAGAATTATTATGACCGCAACCATCAGTAAAATTCATATACCCACCACTTACGCCCGCAGCATAGTTTGTGCCATCAAATCGGCCAGCGGTCACTTGATAAACAATACCGACTGCATTAGGCCTCATAGCAAAGTCCTGACCATTAGTTGCACCACTCATACCTGAGATAGTAACAATCAAATCTTTGTATGTTTGATCAATTGACCCTACTGTTGTACTTGCCCCAGTCAATGAAGTTGTTGATAACAAAGTCATACCGCCACCGCCACCGCCACCGCCACCTACTGCTACCCAAGCAGATCCAGTGTAATACTCAGTGCTATTAGTGTCTTTTAAATATGAGAAATTACCTTCTTGTGGTGAGGTCACTGCTGCTGTTCTAGCTGCTGCATTTGCAAACACCCAGACACCTTGCATTAAATATCCGTTGACATTTGCGGCGGAAAGAATTTCACCAACTGCAAACGTTTTAAACCCTAGTCCTGCTGCCATATTTTTATCCCCCTAGTAGCTAAGTATATCGTCATTTAACTGACCATAATAAATATTGTCCAAAATAAACCCATCAACTAAAGGTTCTTGGGTACTGAAATGACCAATCCAAGAGGAAGGGGTTATGTCCCAAGCCACTCCTTGAATCTGAAGGTTTTTTTCAATGGTAGAACCGTCAGGTTGAACATTGTTAATAAGAACGTTAGTAAAATAATCCATGCCCAATATGGTGTTTGTAGGCACATTTGGGTCAAGTAAGTCAATGCTCATTTCGTCTATTCTAATGGTTGTATCTGACCTTGTACTGACATAAATGGCGGCAATGTTGGCTGCCTCGTCGTCGGTCTGAACAACTAAGTCAGAGCTTGTAATTGAATGTGGGAAGTAGGTCGCAACGCTATCTGCGTCAATGAAAACTTGGGTTGCTCCTCCTAAACGAGTTATGTTTGCTTGGTTCACAATCAATTTATCATCAAAGGCAAACTTTACGTTTTTGTAGGGAATTCCAGTAGTTTGATTAAACTCAATAGGGCTGTTACCTGCGCTGCCTATAACCTCTGATCTGTTCTTAAATATTGCATTGCCAGCAGGGCTAACATAATAAGCCCCTTGTTCTGAGAATTCGCAGTTTTTAATTGCTGAAAGAGAAGTCCTAGAACTACCTGCGTCCGCTTGAGTTAAAGTATCGCCTGTGGAAATTGATCTCATACTAACAGGGAAATCTACGGTGTCCAAAATCTTGTCAATCCTTGTTCCAGTATCTTGTCCATTGGCTTGTCCCGTTATTGTGGTTACAGCTGCTAAGTTAAATAGTCTGAAAGCGTCTGAAGCGTTTATGTCAACATAGGAAACGTTTTCGCCTTGATCGTAAGAATATATGTAATCAGTTGTATAACCGCTAAACAAATAATAAGTTACTCCGCTATAAGCGGCAGAAATTCTTAATTTTTTTAAAGGTGTCAATTGTCCATAAAAAGGTGAGCTAGTGTTTTGAGGGTTAAAGTTTCCGTTAGGGTCGTAAATTCTAACGGTAGCATTTCCAGCCTCGTAAGTATCTCTTATTAAATTGCGCCCGCGCCTTATGCTTATTCGTCTTGCATCTGGCGTTAAATCAGTTACTAACGCTGGAGTTGTTGATTCGGATAAAATGCCTGTATCTAATAAACCGTTTACAGGGTCGTCCAAGGTAAGTCCAATTCCGAAGGTAGCTCCAGACGAGAAATCTAAAGAAATGTCAAGCGTTGCAGGTAAAACCATTAATCGCCTCTAGTAGCTCTATTGGACAAAGTAAATGAACCTGATGCACTTGAGTCAAGTAATCCCATGCGTAATGAGTCAGTTAAATCTCTATCAGAAATAACATTACCTTGGACGTTAACAGTGATTTTGGTTTCTCTTTCTCCAGCGCGATAACTTTGCCAATCAGGCATTTGTGTATTTAATGTGACTTGGTTCTTTTTTGCAGCGTATTCTAAAGCTTTTGCTGCTCCGCCAATGTCGCCGCCTAATGGTATGCCAGCAAAAGGAACTGGAACAATTGGTGAGCCTTCGCCGCCACCGCCGCCACCGCCGCCACCGCCAGTATTTGCGGTGTTGACTTGTACAGTTAGAACAGGGGCTTTAAGTTTATTTAATGCGTCTTGGATTAAGGAAATATCGCTTATAGCTTTATTAACATAGTTTGGATATTCTCTTAAAGGATTTAAGGCAGGTG